GATAACAATTATTTTTATAAGGTACTTAAAATTACTGCAGCTGCGTTGGGAGCATGTGCTACTATTATATGTACAAAAAAAATTTATGATAAAGTCACATCAAAAAGTGTTAATTTAGAAATTGAATCGCAACTAAAATTTCCAATACAAGAACAATCTCATGAATCAAAAGAAAGAACTATACGTATTAAAAGAGTTAGAAAAGCACGTGTTAAACCACAGATGTATAATAAAAATTGTGATGATATTATTAGATCATGTGTTAATAATATATGTAGAATGACTATTAATGTGCTTAAAAACAATGTTGAAGTAAAGTGCTGTTCTAATGGGATGGTTAATATAGCAGGTGATGTGTTTATAACTAATAGACATTTTTGGTTAAGGTTACAAGATTATTATGATCAATTTAAAGATAATTTAATAATTAAAGTACATTGGCCTTCTAATAACAATAAAAACACAAGAGTAGATATGAAGGCTATTAAGGTTTATCAGCCTATTGAAGAATATGATCATTTAGCAGATGTTGTATTTATACAGGTTAAAATGTTAAATACAGGAAGAAACATTGTGGATAAATTTATAAGTATAGATAATATAGATCAAGTTAGCTTTACAGATGCAAAATTATTTGGAAGTAGAGGTGATAGTCATAATTGTAATAATAATTGTAAAAAATTTTTAGATTGTAAACATAATGCAATAGAAGTATTAGACTTAGGTTGTGTAAAATTAATAGAAAGTGACGAAAACTTTGAATATCCAATTGAACATGGACAGAACTTAGACAAAAAGTATCCAATGCACGTTATCAAAGCACCAATGTATTATTTATATAATCAATGTTATACAATGGCTGGAGATTGTTCCATGCTTTTATTCCATACTGATGAAAGATTTCAAGGAAAATTTATAGGTCTACACAGTGCAGGTAGTGTTAATACGTCTCAGGGTATATCTATGCCAATATATAAAGAAGATTGTGAGGATGCATTAGAATATTTTAGGACTATTAGTAAAGAATCGGATAATGTTTATGTGACAAATGTTTTACCTCAAACAGGATTTGGTTCTCAGTTAACAAAATTAGATTTATTTAGTGAAGGTTCTACAAATAATTATATAGATAGTAAAGGAAATATTAAAAATTATAAATGTCATATGCCCAATAGAACCAAAATTAGGAAAAGTATTTTTTATGATTGTTTAGAAGATGATTTTGGACCAGCTCTCACAAAGCCAGCGCATTTAAATAAAATGACTATAGATGGAATTGAATATTCTCCAATGCTGAAGGCATTGGCTAAATTTACAGGTTATAGCCAAATGATGAACTACGAAAAATTCAACATGATTAAACACCATGTAAGTGAAACTATAAATAGTTGGCTTAGCAATTATTTTGATATAGATAAAAATATATTGAGTATAGAAGAAGCATTAAATGGATTTGATGGATTAAAGCAAATAGACGTAACTACCTCAGCTGGTTTTCCATTTATTAAAATGGCCAATGTGACTAATAAGAAGCCTTGGGTTATAGAGAGTGTTTTGGAAGATGGTAGAAAGCATTATAAGCCCACACAAGAATTAATTGATTTTTGCAATAATAGAATTGAAAAGGCTAAATTGGGGCTTATAATACCTACTTATTTTGTAGATACATTAAAAGATGAAACAAGACCTATAGAAAAAGTAGATGCTTTTAAAACCAGAGTATTTCAAGTTGGTCCATTGGATTTAACAGTAGTTTTACGTATGTATTTTGGTTATTTTATAGCCCATTGCCAAAGTACTTTTACTGATGGAGAAATGGCAATTGGTATAAATCCAGATTGTTATGACTGGACAATAGTTTGGAAAAGATTAAGATCTAAAGGTGATTTATTTTTATGTGGAGATTATAGTAATTACGATGCTTCACTACCCCATCAGATGGCACAAATAGTTATATATGCCGCCAACCATTTTTATAATGACAGTAAAGAGAATAAATTTATTAGAAAAGTTTTGATTAGAACATTGTTTAGTTCAGATCATCTTGTTGATAATTATTGGTATTCTTTCAAACAAGGAAATCCATCTGGTGATGCTTTGACTTCCATCATTAATTGTATAGTAAATATGGCATTAGTTAGGTATTCTTATTTAATTAGATATGAAAGTACTTTAACAACTTTTCATGATAATGTTGCATGTATTTTTTATGGTGATGATAATGTAATAGCAATAACAAATAAATTAAAAGGCTTGTTTACAATGAAAACATATGAAAAAGATATGGCTGATTTGGGAATAGTTTATACTTCAGTGACAAAAAATGATATCAGCTTTGATTATGTCAAACCAGAAGAAGTCAGTTTTTTAAAAAGAAGATTTATTAAAAATGATAAGTTTGGGTTTTATTATGCTAATATAGATAAAGAAGTTATAACTGAAATACCAAGATGGTGTGAAGGTGATATTTTTAATGTAGAAGATCAAATTGGACGTTTTAATCAAGCTTTATTGTTTATCAGTAGTTATGGTTTTAAAGAATTTAATGACTTTAGGAAAAAATATATACAGATGATTAATGATGTTAATAAGGGACTCTATGTTGATGATGTTAGAGTAAAAATTTTATTTGATACAACAAAATTATTTGATTTTAATAGATGTATGTCTATAATGTATCCAGAGTATTTTAAACCATGGGACAATCTTACAAATCTTTGTAGCAACAGAAGCGATGTAGTGTGTCATATGGGCTCAGAGGTTGCTCTCTCTAAAAAGTGTGCAAATTCAGTGTGTAATAATAGCAATAAATCCACTGTCTTACCTATAATTGCTGGTAATTTTTTAAATAAAAATAAAGATGAAGATTGTGATTTTGATGTTTATCCACAGTCTCATGAATATAAAAAACATAATATAAGAGTTAGAAGAATGAGAGTTAGGGCACAAATGGATACTGGAGAACAAGAATCATTGCCAGAAAATCATGATGTTCAAGTATCTGAGCAAGCTATAACAACATTTCATGACAATATTCCTTTACACGTAGTAGATAATATAAGAGATATGTACAGGATTAGAGATACTATGCCAAGAGTAGATTTCGAAAGTTTTTTCGAGAGACCTATACCCATTGATACTATAACTTGGACAGCTGCTCAAAATATAGGGCATGCATTTTCACCAATAGTGTTACCAGATGCATATTTTAGTTTTGCTTTATCATCTTTTGTTAAATTGTATAGTATTCAGTGGTGGAGACCATCTTTTGAAATAACAATTAGATTAAATGCTACTCCTATGCATTACGGTAGATTGGTATTTTGCTGGATTCCACAAGCTACACCATTAAATAATTCATATAAAAAGTTTGCTAATGCATTCAGTAACAGATGGGTGCAAATAAATGCCAATACTAATCAATCTATAACATTTGAAATACCATTTACACATTTTAAAGAAAAAATACAAGTTGGTAAGCAAAACGTAGATATAGCTACAATTTTTCCATATGTTTCAATACCATTGTCTTCGGTAAATGGAGTAGCCTCTACAGTAGAAGCAACAGTATATTGTAGAATGATTAAAACTAATTTGTCAGGTTTTACACATTCTAATGATTTTGTGGCCCAATCTTATAACACTAAAGATAAAAAGAAAGTTAGAAATTATATAGCTGGTTTTGAAAATATAGATAAAATAAGTAAAAATATACGTAATAAAGATATGCAACAAAATATACATAATGAAAAAGAACAAATAGGAAGTGGCCCCATGGAGCTTGAAGAATTTGATTTATATATGGCACCAGAAAAGGGAGCTCAACAAGGAAAACCAAGTGTTGTTGTTGACCCACAGGAAAATGCTAGTAAATTAGATAAAGATAAAAAAGAGGCAGAACAATTATTATCAAAAACTTCTATGGAAAGTAATAATGATTTAGGAACTTTTAGTTTTTTAGCACAGTCAGGATCTGTCTATAACATTAAGAAAAAAGAAACAAATAAAAAGAAAGTTAAGACAGAAGCTGAAGCTAAAACAGATAGTGGAAAAGTGGTTTCTTCAGCTATAAAATACGCTGGAAATTTAGCGTCATATTTTAAAGATGTGCCATTTATTGGTGAGTTAGCTACACCTGTTTCAGTAGGTTTAGGTGCTATAGGTTCAATCTTTGAATGGTTTGGTTGGTCTGTTCCAGTTTATTTAAAAGCTACGGAGCCGATGCGAGTAATGCATCCTAGATTTTTACAATCAGAAGATTGTACAACATCATATGTTCTGGCTCCATCAGCTGATACATCAGTAAGCATAGATTATTCTTTAGTTAACGATGAAGATGATGCTTCTAGTATTTTGAAATTTGTTCAGAGACCGGCTTTATTGTATACTGGTAAAATATTGTCAACACAAGATACAGATACATATTTATGGTCTACTTGGTTAGCCCCACATGTATTAAACTACACTGATTATGCAAATCCAACAATTGTTAATACAAACTTCATTAGTACCCCTTTGGCTTTTGTATCTAGGTTTTGTGCATTATGGCGTGGTGGTATGCGATTTACAATTTCATTTGTTTGTTCTAATTTTCATTCTTGCAGAGTTAAATTGTTTTACGTACCGTATGTGTCTGGTTCTGTAAATGTAGCTCCATTAACCTTTAGTTCTGATGAATCTACACATTATGTACATGCAATTATAGATGTTACTAAATCTGTTGATTATTCTTTTACTATTCCATTTTCACAAATGAGCGAATGGTTGGATATTAACTCTAATGGATTTGAGCATGGTGATTTAGAGTCTAATGGTTATATAGTGCTACAAGTGGTTAATGAATTAACAAGTGGATCTGCTGTAGTAAATCCTATTTATTTTCAAGTTTTTGTTTCGGCAGCTGCTGACTTTCAATTTGCTTTGCCAACTACATTAAATACAAAGTTAGGATATTTTTTGCCTCAATCTGATTTTTATGCTCAAGAAAATTGTCAATTTCCTAGTAGTTCTATGGAATGTATGATGGAAGCACCACATCCTCCTTTAGGAAATGTTGGAAGTGGAGAGATTAATAAAAGTGTTTTTTGTGCTTTTTCTCCAACTAGTGTAAAACAATTTACAAATATGGTTAGTCCTGTAGCTCAAGTAAAAAATCAAACTACTTATACAGGATTTGCTACTGGTTTGACT